ATTATTTTTCACTGCACGAAACCCAAGACCACCAAGCTCACTGCCCCACGGGGGGACATTGACAACTACCTCAAGGCGATCTTGGATTCTTGCAACAAGATGGTGTGGAATGATGATGACCAGATTGTCCGGATTAATGCGTGCAAGTTGTACGCTGATGGATGCGAACCAAAAATAGAGATGTGGATTGATGACAAATGAATCAGAGTTTCTGAGACACATACCATGCGAGGCTTGCGGATCTTCGGACGGCAACTCTCTTTATAACGACGGTCACACATACTGCTTCGTCTGTGAGACTTGGAAGCCCGGAGACGGGCAGGAGGATACATTGACAACTGAAGCACCAACTAATAACAATCTCATTCAACATGACATCCGACCGTTGAAGAAGCGGGGGATCAATGTTGAGACTTGTCAAAAGCTGCGGTATGGCATTGGTGATTACCAAGGCCAGACTGTGCATGTCGCTGATTACTGCGACGAGCGAGGCCATGTTGTAGCCCAGAAGGTTAGGTTCCCTGATAAGAACTTTGTCATGCTGGGTGAACCCAAGAAGGCCGGACTTTGGTGTCAGCAGCTTTGGAAAGACGGGGGTCGGAAGGTCATCGTCACTGAAGGTGAGATTGACTGTCTGACCGTAAGTCAACTTCAAGGCAACAAGTGGCCTGTGGTATCTCTTCCCTCTGGAGCTGCCGGAGCAAAGCGTTCGGTACAACGCTCCATTGAGTGGTTGGAGAAGTTTGATGAAGTGGTCTTCTGCTTCGACAACGATGACCCCGGACGCAAAGCAGCAGAGCAATCCGCACTTCTCATGTCACCTGGTAAAGCCAAAGTTGTGACCTTGCCTCTCAAAGATGCAAGCGACATGATGGTCGGTGGTAAAAGCAAAGAACTGATCGATGCCATTTGGCAAGCCAAGACGTTCCGTCCTGATGGGATTGTCCCCGGCGATGAACTGTGGGAACTGCTGACAACCAAGGATGACGTTGTGTCCGCCTCGTACCCATTTGATGGGATGAACGACAAGACCGGCGGCATTCGCAAGCGGGAGCTGGTCACGTTCACTGCGGGGACTGGCATTGGTAAGTCGGCGTTCTG